ACCAGTTGCAGAATAAATTGCTTGTGCAAAAGTTTCTGGTTCTGGAGCAATCGCATTTACTGAAGATGAAGTTAATCTGAATACTCTATCACCAGTTCTGAAACGAGAGTTTCCTTGAACATTTGGATCTGGAATTGCAAATGTACCTTCAATTTTACCAGCTGCAGATGTGATAAGATTTCCACCAACACTTCCACCAGATGGTGTTACCAATGAAGTTACATTTGTTTTATCAAAGAATGGATAAACTTTTGTAAGAGGTTTCATTCCAGTAACAGTAAATGTAATATTTCTTGCACGAATAAATGGAATCAATGCACGAGATACAACTCTATCACCTTGTGACTCAGTATCAATCTGTGCAACAACTGTTGTGTTAACACCATTTCTAGAACGTGTTCCTGTTTCTGTTTCTGTTGTCTGTCTGATAATAGCACGCCCAGGCACAGAACGAGATGCAGCAGAAGTAAATGAATGGTCTCTCCACTGATTTGAAGTTGATGTTGTCACACCACTCCACTGTGTTTGCCATGCATTCCATACTGTACCCAATGCGTTTGCATTTTGAGCAAGTACTGTATCAAAGTTACCTTCTCTGTTGATAATCAAGTCTGGGATTCTAGTAGTTTCAAACCACTCATCACCAGATGGAGATAGTCTACAAATACCAGCCCATGCAAATGATAGTACAGGGTTTAGGTTTTCAATACGAGTTGCATATGGTTGTTCTACCGCAACCTTGTGTGTATAGGGAAGAGTTAGAACGTCACCAGTTTTTTGATATTGGTCGTTATCTCTACCAGAGGTAGTTGTGTTTTCTTCTGCAAGAGTTACACCCTTCATAAAGTATTTCGGGCGAAGTTCTCCGTTTTGCATATCTATAGAAACTCTATAGTCTGGATGTTTTACATTACCAGTTGCATGTCCTTTGAAGTTGTCAACCAAGAAACCAGATTTGAATCTATCAAATCCATCAGCATCTTGAATCTGTAATGACTTTGCATCTTTTTCTAATAGGTTCAATGCAGTGTAGTATTCCATATTCTCAATACGAGCTTCTAGTTTACCAATATCACGCATTGTATATCTACGATTATTTACTGAAGTATAAGTTACATCACCAATATCAACAACGAATGCAGGCAGAGTAATATCTGCAAGTTTCATTGCATCGTCAATAGGTTTAGGTGTTTGTGGAACTTCTGAATCTGCACCACGAACAACTTTGAACTTACCATCTGCAGCAATGAACAATGAATCTTTTCTACCAACAAAGAAATCAAAATCATAAATGAAGTTTGAATTATCTTTTGGAATTGCTATTGTTGAAGAACCAGTTCCAGAGAAAGAACGTGACTCAAGGTTAAATGAGTATGAGGTTACTCTGTAAACTGTTTGATTTTGTAATGTCTGTGTAGTTGTTGTAGCATCTGCAACACGAGGTCTGAAATCAACTGTATCACGCAAGTCGTATTCACCAGTAGGGTCTGAGACCTCTGGGTCAACACGAGTTGCTGAGTAGGTTGGAATTTCTTTATAACTAATTGAACTATAAGAATCAACATTAAAGAAGTCACCAGTACCATGTGTAAAGTAATCAGCAATAACAATCAATCGTCCAGTTGGAGCGACTGTATTTGGTTTACGGATTATTCTACCAATGTCATAGAAGTTATCTCTTTGTCCAGAATCTAGAACAAAGTTATTAGTTACGATTCTAGAACCAGCAGTGAACGTATCTAGTGTTGCAGTTTCAGAACTCTCTGCACCAGTAATAGTTTCACCAGTTTCAAAATCTGTATTATTGATTGGAACAAAAGTTATAGGAGAGATTGTATTCACAACTCTTGCCTTTGCACCAGAAGTTCCACCAGTAATTAATTCACCTTGTGTGAAGTTACCAGATGCACCTGTTACAGTCCATTGTGGAAGAACAGGGTCAGCAGAAGCATCTTCAGAATCAAAGATTGCCCATAATTTATGAATGTCAGAAATACCCATTGAGATATCTTTGTGATGTGCAGAAGTACCATACTTTGCTCCACCACCAATACCATCATTGTGTACCAAGACTTGATACATTCTACTTCTTGTTTTAGATTTTTCTTGTACTGTAGTTCTTGTAATTGTTGAGATAAGACGTACTGTTGCACCGTCACCAAATGGTGAATCTGTACTATCTTCAATCTGAAGAGAACCAGTACCGGCACCAGTAACAGTAATATCTCCACTTTCCAAATCAATCTTATCACCAGCAACAGCTGTACCACCTGTGCCAGGCGTTAGAACTGTGATAACATAATCAGTATTAGAGACTGCATTGAATGTTTCGTTTGCTCCTGCAGCGAATGAAAGTTCACCAGAAGAGTTAGATTGTCCAACGAAAGACCTACGAATAACAACTGAAGAGTCTGATACTCCGTTGTTTAGTTCTGTCTTTAATGTCTTGATTGTACTCTTTTGTAGTTTACGAAGAAGTACGTTTTTATTTTGGTCACGAAGAGATGCTCTTTTACGAACAAAAGATACTGAGGATACTGCGTTACTAACGTCAGCACTCAAGTCTAAAGTTTGTCCATTTATTGAATCGACTCTTCTTTCTTCTAATGCACCGTTAGTACCAGAAGGAATTGAAATGATATCGCCCACTTCAAGTTCCGTTTCAAAGTCTGTTTGGAAACCAGTAACCGCATCTAAATCACTACCACCAATAGTGTTAAGTCCTGCTATAGTTGTACTTGTTTCAAGAACAACATCAGATGTAAAGTGTGGGTCTGTTCCATTATCTGTAGAAGGCATGTAAGTTTGTTTAACTCTACTAAAGTCAAATCCACTTACCACTGAGATTGTCAAATCTGCATTACTAGAATTTTCTAGAATCTCATCTGTTTCTGTAGAACTAGAACATGTAACTTTCTCACCAGCAGTGAAGTTACCTGTAACTGTTGCGATAGTAATAGTCGAACCAGTTGTAATATCTGTTGTACCATCAACCTCATGTGCAACAACGTAACCATATGCACCTGTACTTACACCAGTAATTTTATCACCAGCCACAGGGATTGCAGAAGGAGTACCACTCATTGTGAGTTTAGTAAACATTCTAATATCAAAGAGATATAGATTATATTGTGCGTCTGTACCAAATTCACTTTGTGAGTTTGCAACACCAGAGAAGTGTTCGAAAGACCTTGCACGAGCAACACCAATCTGAGTACCAGACTTAGAACTTGGTGAAGTTGTTTGAGTATCAAACAAACCAATTTGTCTGTAAGGTTCTGCAATGTCACCAGATATGAATGGAGATATTTCTGGAGAACCATATGCATTTGTTACACGAACAAAGTTACCAACCTCTACAGGAGTAACTGCCGCATTGTAATTTTCAAATGTTCTTGGTTTAAGAACATCTATGTATCTTGGTGCAATTGTTTCTACTTCATAACCACGAACATATGCTTTGCCTGGCGATACTTGAATTGTCAAGTGATTGTCAGTCGCAGAGTTTTGATCATCAGTAATAGTGCCTGGATCGTAGATACCATTATTCAATCCATCATTTGATGTCTCACGAATATCAAGTTGGAAAGGACGTACAGAGTAATCTCCAGATTCGTCATAAGTTCTACGAGCAAGTGTCTCACCAATAACAGAATATTCTGTGTTTCTTGCTTTCTCCTGTATGACACCCAAGTCAGTACGAAGAAGTTCGATAAAGTTTGCATCATCAGTAGACGTTAAAGAAAGTTTTGCAAGTGTCAAAGTTAGTTTTAAACGATGAGCACCCTTTGCATTTAAGTTTGTTGAACCTTGTGCATTATCCAAAAGAGTTGAATCTTCTTCTGGAGTCTCTAAGGTTTCTGTAACTGTAAGTCCAACACGATAGGAAGGTCTATCAGTATACTTGTCTAGAATAAGTCTTTGTTTTGCAACCTTAACAAAATGTCCACGAACAAAGTAAACACCCTCTTCAATATTTGCAGAAGAACCTGTTGCGGTTGCATCAGTTGCTTGAAGGGTTGCAGAGTCAATACCAGAACCAAAAGAACCAACAATACTATCTGCATGAATGTTTTCGCCATCTGCAAATACTGTTGTTACGTTATCAGTACCACTATTTACATACTTAACATATAGTGTAATAGGGTCTGTTGTAGTTGCAGAGACTGCCTCGACAACTTCAGCGACAACACCACTAGTCCTACCAGTAATTCTTGTACCAACATAACTCTGAAGTTGTTCAGATATATCTGAACCAGAGATAGTGGATTGAAGTTTTACTGCATAGTATTCTTTAGTAAAACCAGTTGCGCCTGGGATTACCACTGTTCCTTCTTTGAACATATGACGACCAAATCTTTCGACTTGGTTCTGCATAATACTTTGGAGTTGTGTCAGTTCACGAGCTTGTACTGAGAAGCCAGGGCGAAACAACACCCTATGAAAATTCTTGTCCTCAGTAAAGTCATCGTAGTATGGACTGACATTTAGGTTTGTCTTTTCCATGTTTTAGAATTCCACTACAATTTTAATATCTTCTGTTTGGTCTGATGCCCTTGAAATTGGGCGTCTGTTTTCGACATACAAGATGTCTCCACTATCTGCTTCAAGTTCTGGGTTTGCATAACCACTTGTAAATGTTAATGTTGAACCACCAGACAGTGTTACTGTTTGAGATGATGTTGCTGATGGTGTTGCAGCTGCATTAGAAGATGCACCTGTTATAGTATTTGCACCACTGAAAGCAACTGTGTTACCTGTAGAATCAATACCATAATTAGTATATTGTTCTTGTAGATAATATAGAATATTATTTGCAGCATCCCATTCAACAACTCTTCCTACTGCACCAGTAGTAGATTGTGTAATTTTTTCGTCAATCTCATATGCAGTTGAAGGTGCAGATGCCATTTTAATTGAATACGTTTGTCTACGAGTAGATGCACTTGAAATTGTTGTTGTACCAAAATTGAAAGGGTCTTTAACAATACCAACTTCTCTGAAGTCGTTTGCAACTGTCAAGTCATCACCTTCTGCTTGTTCTAGTTTTACATTCATCATCACAAAGTGTCCACACAATTCTCTAGGAGCATCTTTACCATGTCCACCCTTTGGTGAAAGAATTGGTTGTACTGCACCGCCTGAACCAGAACCCATAGAACCAGAAGTTGTTAGTCCTGTATTAGTATAAACATTAGTTAAGTCAACCACTGCAAATGTATAATCAGTTCCTGCCGCATACATGTTTGTTCCTGTAGAACCTTGTCTTTGAATTGCACCACCGTTAACTACAATCTTAACAACACCATTTGCACCATCACCATCAACTGGTGAATAGTAAGTTCCATCTGTATATCCAGAACCAGCAGTTACTCTAACAGTATCTAATGCACCATTAACTGCAGCTGCAGTTACAGAACTATCTGTTGTTACTGGAAGAAAGTCTGAAGTTAAAAACTTCTGTACTTCTGAAGTTGTAAGTTTGAACATATATTGAAGTGTATATCCACCCAATTCAAATGGGCCTGTAACTTCAGATGTAGGTTCTGCACCACTATATGCAACACCATTGTTATTGTCAAGTACTTTATATACTCTGTAATCAGAAGTCATAAAGTAAAATGTAGAATTTGATAAGTTTGATGCACCACTAGTTGTCGTATTTGTACTACTAATGTCGTGTTCGTACATATCGTAAGTAGTATTGTTTGCCCAGTTCCTACGAGGAATAACAAAAGAAACATCAGAAGAAGAAATCAATTTAGCAGCAAGCATTGAGTCCCACTTATAAAATTCTGTTGTTATATCATCTTGAGGAGTTGGGGGTGCATTGTCTGAACCACCAGATGTTGTCGTTGTAAAGGGTGAACTCTTACCTATGAATAGGTAGTAAGTAGATGCACTTGCTTCTGAGAACGATTCTTGAAACTGTTCTGCATTGTGCAATCTAAATTTTTCTGTAATAATCGCTGCCATTTTATTCTTCCATTTTCCTTATATACTTATTTAGTACTTTACGATAACGATACCAGAACCGCCTGAGCCGCCATTACTGTTATCACCACCACCGCCGCCACCACCACGGTTTGCTACACCATCGTGTCCATGATATGCATTGGTTACAGCGTGTGGAGATCTAGCAGATGCACCACCGAAACCGCCACCACCTTGTCCACCTTGTCCACCAGTTATAGACCAGAGTGGGTTATCAGAACCACCACCACCGCCACCGCCGCCGCCGGCGTAATAAACTTGTGAACCAGAAATATCGTATTGTTTGCCTGCACCACCATTACCGCCTGGCGTACCTGCCGCACTGCTCGTCTGTGGATATGAGTGACCTGAAATGCCTTGTCCAGCAGTACCAGCGCCACCGCCTCCACCACCACCGCCATCGTTAGTAGTATGAACACCATAACCGCCTGGGTTTCCAAAACCGTAAGATCCAGAGTCGCCTGGTTGTTGGGGTTGAGTTGCTTGTCCAAAAGAAGGAATAGGTTGACCAGTTGGATTGCCTGGAGCACCGCCACCAGAACCACCATCATAACCTATGCCTGGAGTCCATTCGCCCGTTCTTCCACCACCTTTTGCGGTGAGTGTTCCGAATGCTGAATCTTGTCCATTAGTTGCGGCCGAACCGCCATCTGGTGATCCACTACCACCATTTCCAACAGTATAAGAAACCGAACCGCCTGGCGTTACAGGAAATGCGGGTCTATAAATTAGACCGCCAGCACCACCACCACCAGAGTTATTATGTCCAGCACCACCGCCACCAGCAACGACTAGAACATCGAGTGTTGATACACCAGTAGGAACAGTAAATGTTCCAGAACCAGTTGAAGTGTAAGATGTTACTGTAGGTGCCTTTTGAAGGATAGAATATTGTCTGGTTGTAGTATTTGTTCCATCAGTTACACTTAATGTAAATGTAGATGTAGTATCAGAACCGACAGCACTGGTTGAACCAGTGATTGTTCCTGTGGATGAACTAATAGAAAGTCCAGAAGGTAGAGAACCTACTGAAACAGAATAAGTTAATGAATCTCCATCAGCGTCTGTTGCACCAGTAGTGATTGAAAGTGAACTTCTTGCACTGTCATAAATGGTTGCAAGAGTTCCAGCAGAAACAGTCCATGCTGGACTCACATTAACTGATAACGAGTCATCTAATGATGCAGACAAACCAGATGCAGCAATCACTTTAATATCGTAATCTTCTTGTGCATCAACAAAATCTGTTCCATCAAATGTGGCAGTAATTTGTGTCGTTGAGTCTACTACTATAGTTGTAGCAGTAATCTCAGATGCATCTTGTCCAATTGCTTTTGCTGTAGCACCAGATGAAAAGTTAGTTCCTGTAATTACAATATCAACAGAAGAATTTGTATCAGAAATATTTGAAGGACTGATAGAAGATACTGTAGGTGGAGCATCAATTGCTTTCCACTGAGTTCCATCATAATACTCCATTAAGGAAATTGTAGAATTGAATCTTAAATCACCAGCCTGTGCAGATGCTCGTTGTGCCGTAGTACCTATAGGCATTCTGGCACCTTCTGTGCCTGGGATTTCTAAGTTACTACCAAGAGCACCAGTATTAATTTTATCAATTGCCATAGTTATCTATCCTTAATGTAAGTCTGTCCAAGCAGTACCATTGTACACTTGTGCTTTATTCGTTGCAGTTAAGTAAATCATCATACCAGCAGCAGGAGAAGATATTGCACTATCTCTTGCAGTTGTTGTTGCATGTACTGCTAATTGAACATGATTAGATGCAGTGAATGATGCACCAGCGATTTCACCTGTACCAGTAATAGTTGGTGATGTCAAAGTCTTGTTAGTAAGTGTATCAGTAGATACTAGACTTACCAATGTAGAACTTGCACCAGCAGGAAGTAACATTGTATTCGTTACGTTTCCACTATGTGGTTGAGGTTTAATTGTTTGTCCATGTGAGTTTGCATGACAGTTAAGTTTAATCTGTCCTTCAACTGATGAACCATCACCCTTAACTTCTACAATCTGTGTTGCAGAGTTTAGTGAAAGATTACCAGATGCAGTTGTCACATCCCCACCAACGATTGGTGCAGTTAATGTTTTATTTGTAAGTGTCTGAGTCTCAGCTGCAAGAACGATACTTGCA